CTATTCGATACGCTTCTATTTCAGGCGTTTCTCTAACGGTTTGGATAACTTCTTCTTGTGCCATTATGCCATCGCCTTTCCACGCTTTTCTAATTTACTCATCACACTATACATGTTTTTGATGCCTTTGTCTAAGTTTCCGCCACCTAAACCACGCACAGCGTCTGTTGTCATAACAAATTCACCCGGCATCAACATAGCTCGTACACTATCTTTACCCGGTGTGCCCTCTCTTGGACTTATACCACCATTACGTCTTGGAAATATCTCACCACCTTCAGCTACTGTTTGAAAAGGTTGTGTAGGTAAAGCGTATGGGTTGTATTGAAATCCATAACTAGTCTGTGTGTTTACAGGAGGTAAAGCTCCTCTGACATTAATATCAGCTACGTTAAACCTGTCAGGATCTTTTCTATATAAATCAAACCCTGTTTCAAGTGGCGGTAAAGGTGTATCTTCTGGTGTATCAAAAGCTCCGGCTGCTGACAATCCTGCTATGCCTAGAGCAGCTGATGGACCAAATCTTCTAATAAAGCCCGGACTTTGTGCAGCTGCTTTGTCTACAGCATCTAAATATACAGCGCTGTTCTTATCTATACCTTTAAGTTGTTCAAAGGTTAAATTTGGGTTTTCTTTTTTAAGAACCTCTAAAGGTGTTACTTTTTCGCCTCCAAAAAGAACATCACTTGTTTTTGTACCAAATTCTTTTGCTCTTTCATAAAATGTTTGTGGAGCTAATTTATCTCTTTGCCCTAAACTACTTCCTTGTGAAATATCCAAAGTAGTCTTTTCTGATAAGGCTGGTAATTTATCAACTTTAACATCAGTATCTATTAGTTTTGTATCTTGCTTAGTTACATCTTGTAAACTCGGCAGGCTTGTGCTTGTGAGCGGCTTAAAGCTGCCTTGTGTCAAAGCTTGTCCTATATTTCTTGTACCGGTGCCTACATCAGTTGCTATGTTTTGTCCAAAACCACCTTTACCTGAAAAACCAGCTGTTACTGCACCAGTAGCGCCACCGACAAAAGCTGACTTTAATGCATCTTTTACATCACCGCCTTGCAGTAGTGTTGTAATGCCAGCACCCAGTGCACCTGAGTATACTGCTCCAAGGCCCGGTAAAAAGTAGTTAAGAGCCAAAGGCACTATGACAGGAGCTACTCTCTTGAGCGCCTTACCTACACCTTTTAATGCTTTGCCAACACCTTTTGCAACAGAGCTAACAGCCTTTTTAGCTCCTTTAAATAACTTTTTTAGAAAAAACTCTGGTAATCCTGTGTCTGGGTTCAAACTATTCTTGCTTGTACCAACCACATATCTTTCTGGATCTTCTACGCCAAGCTCACGCAAATGACCAAATATGCTTTCTTTTAATTTTGGATTGTTGTCTATCAAGGCTCGTGGGACGATAAGCTCGCCTGTCTCCACATGAGCTACGGTATCATCGCCATAACGACCAAAGTTAGCCATCTCTTTACCGATGGCTTTAAATTGAGCTATGCCGTTCTGGCCATAAAGATCTTGCAGCTCCTTTTCTTCAAGAAGCTTGATCTCTTCATCACTGTAAATGAAGTCAGCTATACCACCTGATGGTATGTCTTCTTGTTTAAGTGCTTGGTCCATGTTCCAAAGTCTACCCTATTTTATTTATTTGTTCAATACTATATCCTTGATAAAGCACTTGTTGTAACCCTAGTTTTAGACAGCTCCTGTATACTGGCCACAACATGCAATCTATTAGCTGTTGCAGCTTGTACTTTTAATATCTCTCCACTTTGTAATATCAAATCTTTTGAAAGTAATTCTACGGTTGTATTAGCTCCTACGGCTTTAACTTTGAATAAACTAAATGTATCACTTCCATTTACAAGTTGCACTGTAATTGTATCAGCGTTGCCACTATCTTCAGACACTAATATAGAGTTTACAACGGCTGCGTTAAAGTCGGCATCACTGGGAACTGTAAATAGCGTGGTTAAATCAGTGGTAGTTAGATCTAACTTTGCGTTTGTAACACCTTGAATATACTGAGGAATACTAGTGATTAACATTAGCGTCTACCATCCTCTCTAATATCCACACGGGGAGTGCCTAACTTATACTTTGTTCCCAGCGATGTGGAATCAATTCTTAATGCAAAAGATCTGCCTCGTAAACGATAATTTAATTTTTCTGTAAACTGTTCAACAGGGCTCGTAGCTGACCTTTGAGCCGTGCCCTGTGTAGTTTCATTAAAGTTCGCACCCGGATTGTTTCTTGACTTCATAGTAAACGCTACATCGGGGTTGACACTGGTAGATCCGTTAAATGTAATGTCAGGTATTACTTGTTTTAAAAACACAAACTTGTCACCATCTCCTATATCGATAGAGGAGGACTCAATAAAGGACGTCATAGCAGAGCCATCATCATCAAATCCAACTTCGTGATTATATAGATATTGATTGCCTGTTGCTTGAGGCAAGTTTCTTATACCTCTGTCAATCCACGCGTCTCTTGCTAATGTCCCGTAATACCAAACTTTTTCTAAATAATTGTATGCAACGTATTTATCTATTTGTGTGCCCGCCGATGATGGATAAAACCATAAGAGCTCACTAAACTCTGAATTAACCCCTACATGTACTTTATCACGCTCTGCAAAATTAAAGTCTAAAAACACTTTATCTTTTACAGTGCAGGGCAGTTGTATTGTCTGGCCCCCAGAGTAGACATAGAAAGTATCTACACCCATCCAGTACACAGCATCCTCAACAGCAACAGCAGAAAAAGGACTCATAATAGTTATGTTCTTCGATAGTTCTTGCAAACCAAACGTAAATGGTGGACCTATAAACTTCATAGCGTGTAGTGTTTTATTAGTGAAGACGAGTATCTGTTGTTTTGTTTCAACAGCTTGTACGAAGGTAGATCCACCACCTAACCTTAAATCACCTGCTGTATTTGTAGCAGTCGGAAAGAAATCTACTGGGTTTTCTTGTGATGAAAAACGTATCAACAATGGATCTTGTATTCCATTTCCTATTGTAGCAGAAGACGTCGCACCTAATCCATCACAACCAAACACGATAACATGCCGGTCTTGGTCTGATACAAGAACTTGTTTAGCTACCGTTGGAACACTTGTTTCTCCAGAATATGTGCTTGTTGCGCTGAGTTCTACTGCTCTGTTGCCTAAACCATTTGTTTTATCCCAGTAAAACAAACCACCGTCTCTTGGGTTTATAATTATATCTTCACCAAAATTATCATGGGACCACAATCTAATCTGTGCTCCGGGGGTCGTGACACTTGCTGCATTACCCCACCCAACAAAGTCATTGGCAGAATCTGCGTTGCCAGTTGCTAATCTAACAAGAGTGTTGTCTGCGTGTGTGGCTGCATCTGTGCCACTTGCACCTCTGGTTGATGGACCTCCACCAGTTCCTAAAGTATTAGAACTTATTGTACCGACTGTAATTAGCTCTTCTTCTATTAATATCAAATCACCGGCCGTGATCCCTGTTGCACTGTCCACATCTATTGCAGTTTCACTTGCGTCTAATGCTTCTGCTAATTGTGTTGCCAAAGCACCAGATGTTGTACCACTCCATTGACCAGCACCCCAACCAGTTCCACCGACTGTTACATCTAAACCAACATTTAGTTGATACGCACCTACAACACTAGATCCACCGTTACCAGTATCAGATGAATTAGCTGCAACACTAGATGTGATTGTGTAAGCATTAGAACTTATAATAGATGCAATTTGAAACTCTGCATTAAGTATTGTGGCAGTTATTGTACCACCTAAAGTTGCTGCACCAGAGAATGTTACAAAGTCCTTTTCATTAGCACCGTGTGCTGGATCGGTAACAGTTATTGTTGTAGAGCCGTTTGTGGCTGCAAAAGTTATATCACCTGCACCTGTAGTATTTCTAATTGGTGTAATATCATTAAATGTCTGACCTTCTTCTATGTAGTATTTAAGGTGTGTGCCGATACCCATAAAGTCCGACCCATCAAGAGCCACCCAGTTGTGTAGTCTTCTAGCACTGCCTAAATACTGATTAGTACTATATTTCTCCCAACCACCAAACTTTTCTGGAAAGCCAAAACGAAATCTTACTTTGTCTCCATCAACAAAGCCACCTTCGTTACTGTAAGATGTGATGTCAGATATTATACCGGGCCTAAATTTTAACGCTGTCATAGGCATTACGCTGTACCTCCAGTCAAAGATCCACTACCACTTGATGTTACATTACTAACACCTTGTATTGATTTACCAGATGCTCCACCAGCACTACCACTTGATCCATTTGTTGGTGCAGTAGCTGGAAAACTTACTGATGATCCACTACCAT